CGAATTAGACATAAACGGTACTACACGCACAACTAATTTAATTGTTGATACAGAAGCAGATATTGCTGATATTAACATAGTTGGCAACACTATAAGTACTACAAATCCGTACTTAAACTTAGGCACACTTGATACCGTAGTTTATCAAAACAAAGCACGTATTGATAGCATTGATATCGAAGGCAATGTTATTAGTACTAATAATTCTAATGCAAATCTAGAACTCCGTCCAAACGGCACTGGCACTGTAGAAGTGTTTAGTAATATGAATGTTGATGGAAACATACATGCAACAGGAAATATAACTGCTGACGGCAATATTACTTTAGGTGACGCAGATACAGATAGTATTACTATTAATGCAGAAATTGCAAGTGATATTATCCCAGACTTACATCAAACATATACATTAGGTAGTCCATCTAAAAAATGGAAAGATGTATGGGTAAATCAAATTACAACAGATTCTTTAACAGTAGGCGATCTTACTGTAGACGGAATTGATCTAATACTTAGACAAGGAAACATATATTATGTTGCTGAAAATGGCAGCGATACTGCAAGTGGTGATCACCCACAAGATCCCTTTGCTAGTATAAAACATGCATTGAGTCAATCAACTGCCGGCGATCTTGTATATGTTTATCCTGGAATATACACAGAAGAATTTCCTTTAACTGTTCCAGTTGGTGTAACACTTAAAGGTACAGGTTTAAGAGCTGTAACAATCCAACCAACAACAGATACACGATATAATGACGCAATCATTGTTAACGGAGAAAGTACTGTTGAAGATTTAATGTTAACAGGATTTTATAGTGGTAAAAAATTATATGAAGTAACACAAATTGACAACAGCACCACAATTAGAATCAATGTAGGCACTGCACCGTTTGCTCATACATATGTAAGTGGTGGTACTATAAATGCAGACGATAGTACATCGTTGATTGCAAATGTAACAAATGCTGTTTATGATCACACAACAGGCGAAATTGTAATTACTACAGATGTTGCCCATGATACTTACGTTGGTGCAAACTTATATTTTGGTGGACTAGTTTTTAGTTGCAATGGAGGAAATAGAACATTTCCTGATAACGGTTACGGTTTTCGATTCGCTACAGATTTTGAAGTAACAACTCGTTCTCCTTACATCAGAAACGTAACAGTAATTACAAATGGTAGCACAACAACCGCAGATGATCCTAGAGGTTACTTGTCAGGCGATGCAGGTAAAGGAGCATACATTGACGGGGCATATGCAACAGCAAATTCTAAAGAAGCAAGTATGTTGTTCCATAGTGCAACATTTATTACTCCAGGTGTAGAATGTATTACAGCAACAAACGGAGTTAGAGTAGAATGGTTAAACTCATTTACATATTTTGCAGAAAAGTCTGTTTATGCATTTGATAGCAACGACGGATTAGCTGGAGATGGTAAAACCCGTATAAGATTAAGCGGCATAAGCGGCCCGGGATTTGCTGCATCAGACACAGTAACATTTACTTCAACAGACGCTTCTACTGTTGTAAACATAACTGTAGAAAGTGTAGAAGATTCCGACATACTAATAGTAGACGGAAAGAATGTAGATCTACTAGACTTTGACACAACTCCAGCAAGTATATCTAATGGTAGTGGAACAACTGCAACAACAATAGAGTTTGTAGATGTAAGAGATTTTGGTGCAGAGATACGCATGATAGGTTCTGCTTCAGTTTACGGTAACTATGGATTATATGGTGACGGCCCTGGTGTAATTGTTTATGCAATAGGACAAAATTTAGCATATATTGGAAATGGCAAAGAAGTTACTAATGATGCAGAAAGCGTTGATCAAACCAAAGAAGTTACAGAATTAAATGATGCAAAAATAAGATATAATTCTGTTGATCACAAAGGTGATTTTAGAGTTGGAGACCTTTTTTATGTAAATCAAGAAGATGGAACAGTTAGTTTTGTTGCTAGTGCATTAAACATTGATCTAACATCTGGGGCAACATTTACAACAGGATCTAGCACAACATTTATAAATGGTGAAAGAATTGACACCGGCAATTTAAGAATAAGCGGAAATACAGTATCTAGTACATCTGGCGATATAAACTTTGATGCAACAAGTGATCAAATTAATTTACAAAATAATGTTAGCGTAACAGGAAATTTAGATGTAACAGGCGATGTAAGTATAGGTGGTAACATTACCATTGGCGATGAAGCATCAGATAGCTTACAAATTATTGCCGGTATAAACAGTAATCTAATACCAGCAACCACAAGCACATACTCTTTAGGTATATCAACTAACACATGGTCAAATCTTTTTGTTGACCAAGTTAATGTAGACAATATAAAAATAGATACAAATTATATAACAACTACAGAATCTAATAGCGATTTAGAATTACGGGCAAATGGTACAGGTGAAGTACTTGTACCAACAAACGATGTACAAATAGATAATAATTTAAATGTTGATGGAACAACAACCTTATCAGATACTACTATCAACGGAACATTTACACTTGTAGGAGATATTAACCAAACAGGTGATACTAATGTAACAGGAAATGTTACTGTAACACAAGATATAGACGTTGCAGGTGCAGCACAATTTGAAGATATTTTAATAAATGACAATTATATAACAACAACATCTTCAAATGCAAATTTAGAATTAAGAGCAAGCGGCTCTGGTGTAATTAAAGTTCCAAGCAATAATGTTACATTTAGTCAAGACTTAACTGTAGGGCAAAACATTTCTGTTGTAAATGTTACTGCAAGCAACACAGTTACTTCTAATAATTTTAATATAAGCGATATTAAAATAGACGACAACTATATCGAAACAACAGTATCAAATGCTGATTTAGAATTACGAGCAAATGGTACAGGTAAAGTTTACATCCCAAACAACGATGTTTTGATTGATAATAACTTAACTGTTAACGGAAATGTTACAGTAGGTAATGATTTGACAATATCTGGAGACTTTACAGCAGACGATATCACACTTACAGGCACTGCTACTGCAAACGAGTTTAATACTGGCGATATAAAGATATTCCAAAATGTGATTACTACAACAAATAGTAATTCTAACTTAGAATTGAGATCAAATGGTACAGGGTATATTAGTGCTGAAGATTTTGTAATACAAGAAAACGATATTTCAACTTCTGGAGATATGATATTATCTCCAGGCAGTGAGCATGTAATCATAAACTCAACTGGTGCATTAAAACTGCCGGTAGGTACAGAAGCACAAAGACCAACAGCAGTATCAGGGCAAATTAGATTTAATAGCGATCTTAATATATTTGAAGGGTATAATGGTACTACTTGGATACAACTAAGCGGAGTAATTGATTCTGACAGAGACACCAGTGTAACCGCAGAATTAACACCGGGTGCTAACGATAATGTTATTAGATTTACAGTAAACAATCAGGTAATTGCAGATGTTAATTCCACTAGATTAAGAGCAAACAAAATTATAGTAGATGACATAAGCATCGATGGCAATGTGATAAGTACACATACAGCTAATACAGATCTTGAGCTAACAGCAAACGGAACTGGTGATGTTATTATTGAAAACTTTGCGTTTAGCAATAATACAATTACAAATAGTGTAGCAGATAGTGTAACAACTTTCCAAAACACTAACAACGGATATGTTAAGTTTGCTGGAACGTATGGAATGGTTATTCCGGTCGGTACAGATGCAAATAGACCTGGATTAGCATATACTGAAACAGGGCAAATGCGCTGGAATACTACGTCTGCAAGGACAGAAATTTGGGACGGTCAGAACTGGGTGTCTGTTGCAGGTACAAACACTGGTATTTCTCGTGCAGAAGCTGAAGAATTAGCACTAGGAATAGTATTAACATTGGGATAAAAATATGGCAACACTTTTTGAAAATAAGGTAATAAAAAATGTAGGTACAAAACCTGTTTTGATTCTAGAAACAGACGCATCTACAAGAAACACTGTGGTAGGACTAAGTTTAACTAACTTAACCTCAGAGTTTTGCTATTGCGATATTATATTAGAAGATAACACAAGTGTTGCAGGATATTATTTGAAAGATACAGTTTTACCAGCGAATACAAGTTTACGAGCAGTAAGCACAGGTGAAAAATTAATTATTGCACCTAATAACAGATTGTTAGTTCGTTCTAGCGTGGACGACAGCATTGATGTTATTTTAAGTGTTGTTGAAATAACATAAGGAAGAAAGATGACTTATTTTATAGGTAGTAATCCACAGGACGTTTTAAACGGAATCATAAAAAGATATTTTTACGGCCTACGTAGAAATGATGATGGAGAATTATTTCTTATAAGGGTTGATCAACTTCAAGGCGGTGCAGACGCTAGTGTTACTATAAACGAATTAGGAGACCCGGAAGAAAACTTTCCAGATTTTGAAGAAGGTATAGATTTCTTAGACGGAATAGATCAGGATCATAATATTGTATATGATAATTTAAGATACCAACAGCTTAGATGGGATGGAAGAAGTTTGTTATATTATATAGAACCTGACACAGGCACATTTGTACAATTAATCAATGAAGGATATTCGTATCCTGAAAACATATCGTCGCCAGGATATTAAGGAGCAGTAAATGGCAGAGTTTAAACTAGAAAGATTTAAATACAACTGGAAAGGTACTTGGGTTACCGGTACTACATACAATCGAGACGATGTTGTATTATATGGTGGTAGAAGTTATGTGTGTCTAGTAGGACATACGGCATCGGCAATTTTTAACACAGACAAAGACGCTACAGTTCCTGGGTCAAATCCTCCAATTCCTGCTCCACGTTGGGTGGTTATGACTGCTGGTTTTACATTCCGCGGAGAGTGGGCTACTAGCACAACATATGCTGAAGGCGACATTGTACTAAAAGACGGTTACTTATGGGTATGTATAATAAACGTTCCTAATTCTAGTGACTGGTATGTTGACGAAGCAAATTGGAATATTTACGCAACTGGTATAGATTTTAAAGGTAACTGGACATCTTCTCAAGATTACGGCAAAGGTGCATTAGTAAAATATAATGGCATTGTGTACAAATGTATAGTATCACATGTTTCTGGAGCAATACTAGAAGATAATGAAGATGACTGGGAAGTTTTCCACGACGGAGTAGAATATGTAGGCCAATGGGCGCCTGCTACTCTATTTAGAAAAAATGATTTAGTACAGTACGGTGGATCAATTTATAGATGTACAGAAACGCACACTAGTTTGGTGTTTGCAGATCCTGACGAGAATCCTGTAATAGATTTAGTAAGATTTGATGTAGAATTTCCGGGGTTCGAATTTGAACAGGAATGGTCTAGTACAATTCAGTATCAAACAGGAGATGTAGTTAGACATGGTGGCTATGTATGGTATGCTATAAATGATAGTTTTGATAGTAATCCAACACTAAATGACAGTACTAGCAACTGGATTCCTTTTGCCCACGGATTTTCTTTCTTAGGTGATTGGCAAACACAAGGGTATTACAGACCAGGAGACTTAGTCCGCAGGGGCGGAAACATATATGTCGCAAGAGATGCTATAAATGCAGAAGCAAATGACGGATCTACTATTGATTATTTGGATCCAAGTCAATGGGAATTAGTTTTTTCTGGATTAGCTTGGTCTAAACAACATTCTTGTATAGAATACAGGGTAACTATAGAAAATAGATTTGAAGAAGGTAATAAGTATATTCTTGATACAGCTTACCACCCTCCATTAGAATTTAAAGTAGGTAATACTTATATTTTCAATCAAAATAATTTAGAAAATGTATATTATCCTAATCAAATTGGTGGTGGCATAACCAATCCACACCAATTAAATTTTAGTTCTAATAATATCAACGGTGAGTTAGTAGACGGTGGCGATGTTTATCTTGAGAATGTGCGCTATTACTTAGACAATATTCCTGTAACATATGCAGAGTATTCTGATAATGATACATTTATCGCTGCAACATATAGAAGAGTTGAAATAACTATAACAGAAAACACTCCTACAACTTTATATTATTGGTGTAGTAACCATACAGACATGGGTGCTAAAATAACAATTGATGTAGACACAAGCTCTAGCACAGGATCTTGGATACAAAACAAAGAATATTTTGTAGGAGAAGTTATAACTTTCTTTGGAGATACTTGGAAATGTTTACAACAGCATACAAGCAGCAGCAGAAATTATCCTGGAGATAATGGTAGCGGATTTGTATACTGGGAATTAATTATTGAATCGCCAAACGAAGTAGGTATGAATGCAAAGGGCGATTTGCTAACTTACAATCTAAGTCAAACACTTAAAGGTGACGGAAGTACTTATGGATTAACAAATGTGCCTATAGGCTCAAATGCGCAGGTGTTGAGTGTAATAGATGACGATACAGTTTTTTGGAGGAATTACCTTAGCGACACTGATGTTATATATGTTGCATCAAATGGAACAGACGCAGATGGGTTTGGTACACATCCACACAGACCATTTAGAACAGTACGTCATGCTGTAGAATATGTTGAAGATAATTTTAGTGCATTAACTCCTGTAAAAGTAAAAGTTGCTACAGGAAGATATGAAGAAATTGGACCTATGACAATTCCGGCAGGATGCGTAGTAATGGGCGACGAATTAAGATCTACACTAATTGTTGCTAATGATATATTACCAGAGTATACAGGCGATTTGCCATACGTAAAACAGTATCTTGCACACTTTGAAACAATATTATTTGATATTTTAAACAACAATGCTTATATAACGCAGCCAGGAAATGACGTACCGAGAGATTTAACTCAACTTCCAGCAGGTACAGGTGCCGGTGCTGTAATTGCATCTTTAATCGATGACTGGGAATCTTATTGTGATTTTAGAATTAACAGCACAGGTGTTGACCCAACAATAAGTGGAACAAATACTTTATCTGATGACATTTCAAGAGGTAGAGCTGCAACTTGTTTACTAGCCAATAAAAACTTTATTGCTAGAGAACTTTCACTCTTTTTAGAAACATCCAATCCTGGAGTTACATTTACAAGATCAAGAGTAGAAGAAGATGTAAGACATTTATTAAGAGCAATTGCTTATGACTTAAAATATGAAGGAAATTACAAAACAGTTCTTAGTGCGAGAAGATACGTAAACGCTACATTAGGAAGCCAATTAGACGATATGTTCTGGTTGAGAGATGTAACGGGATTAAGAAGTTGTACAGTCCAAGGACTTAGAGGAGTACTTAATCCTCCAGGTGTTTATGATTTATATAGACGTCCTACAGGGGGTGCATTCTGTGCATTAGATCCTGGATGGGGACCAGATGACAATAGAACTTGGATTAACACACGTTCTCCTTACATCCAGGGTGTAACAACAATAGGAAACAGTTGTGTAGGACAAAAAATTGACGGATCATTGCACAACGGTGGTAACAAATCATTTGTGTCTAATGACTTTACACAAGTATTAAGTGACGGTATCGGTGCCTGGGTTTCTAATAACGCTAGGGCAGAACTTGTGTCTGTGTTTACATATTATTGTTCAGTTGGTTACCTTGCAGATAATGGTGGCGTTATTAGAGCAACAAATGGTAATAACTCTTATGGACTATACGGATCTATTGCAGACGGTATTGATGACACGGAAATTCCTGCAACAGCAACTATAGATAACAGAAGCCAAAATGAAGCTACAGTTGTTTCTGCATTTGCTGGAGAATTTTCCGATGAAATCTTTATGTTAGAATTTGATCATTTTGGAGAAGAATACACCAGTGCATCTGCAAACTTTATCGGATCAGGTGTTAATGTAGAGGTAGAATTTACAGATTTTAGAGACGGTGCAATAAAAGAACTTAGATTAACAAACCCAGACGGATCTAGCGACCCAGGCGGATTAGGATATACAAATGTTTTTGATAATGCAGCAAACGGTGATACAACCACAATAACTCTTGCACCAGATGAAGATATCACTGCTCCTCAAGCAATTGGTCAAAGAATAACAATTGTTGGAGGCGACGGAACAGGTCAATTTGGTTATATAAATGCATATAGTTCTGCTACAAAAATTGCACAAGTATATAAGATTTCAGATAATACGCCAGGATGGGATCATGTTGTTCCGGGAACAACAATTGCTAGTGTATTGTCAGGAAATACACAATATAGAATAGAGCCTAGAATAACAATACCTCATCCTGGATTTTCCGATCAACCTTACGATTTGCCAGGAAGTAATAGCATTGCAGATGCCACTTATGGTGAAACAACAGAAACATATACAGGACTACAAGGTCAATTAGGTACTGGAGAAGTGATTGACAATGACGGACTTGTACCCTCAGAAGCAGAATTTACTGTTGTGAAAAGAGGAAAAACTTATGAAGTTACCATTACAGACACAGGTGCAGGCTATGCTGTGGGAGACACTATAACCATTACAGGAGATTTACTTGGAGGATCAACCCCTACTAATGATTTAACAATTAGAGTGCTTACTACAACAGAAGATAGTACCAATGCTATTGCAACTATCTATAGTGAAGGCACAGGACAATATGGAAAGTTTGTCGTTCTTGACACTACAAATGGTAATGCGTTTTACAGTGCTGATGGCCAAACATGGGGAACAGGCACACTACCGTTAACAGGAAATTGGAAAAAAGTTAAAGGAGCAGATAATAAGTTTGTAGCCTTAAGGACAAACAGTTCTAACGGAGCATATTCTTTAGATGGAATAAACTGGACTATAAACAATATGCCAACAGCAGGTGATTGGGTAGACGTAGAATATGCTAATGGTAGATGGATAGCTATTGCAGAGAATAACAACGATGTTGCTATTAGCACTAACGGTAGCACATGGTCTACATCATCAATACCAGATGATACAGTTGGAGACAGTACTGCTACCCAATGGCAAGTTATTGCATATGGTGGAGGTACATGGTGCGTTGTAGGAAGTGAAAGATTTACAGCTACTAGCACAGACAACGGAACTACATGGACTAGAAATACTAATGCTATACCTGCAGGAGATTATGATTTTAAATCATTAGTTTATGGTAACGGTAAATTTATATTAATGACTGCTGATGGTGATGTTTGGTATAGCTTTGATGGAGTTACATGGACAGCAACCAATGACATGCCAAAAGAAGATGGTAGTACAACAATGGTTTGGGAAAAAATGGAATACTATCAGGGTGTATTTTTTGCAGTTTGTAATACAGGAAGTAAGGTTATAGGTTCGGACCCTACAACAGGTCCTACAACCTATCTAGCAACAAGCGAAGATGGATTACTATGGACAGAACGTACTGTAACAGAACCTAAAGAATGGAAAACCCTTGCAGCAGGAAACCCTAATAATCAATTAAGTTTCTTAATGGTAGGCGATGGTACAGGAACCAATGCTATAAACAAAGTTGCTACAGGCTGTAGAGCGAAAGCGCGATCTTCTCTAAACAGTAACGGTGGCTTCAACAACATTAAACTATCTGATCCTGGTAGTGGGTATAATCCAGCATCTCTTCCAGAAGTAGATATTCTTGACAACCAAGTTTCAACAGAAATAGGAATAGATGTACGAATAGGATACGGTTCTTTGAGTCAGCCGGAATGGGTGAATAGAGGTCAAGGTTATAGGACCTCTAGTACGAACGTTACAATTACAGGAAACGGCTATGCAGATAAAATTCCAGAAGATAGATATATTGTTTTAGAGAATCTTGAGAGGCTTCCTGGACCAGGTGCTCAAATATTAATTGAAGGAATCCTAAATGAAATTACAGAAGAACCGGATGATCTAAAAATATTTACAGCGGTTGTAGTGACAGACTTAGGCGATGATGGAACCGGTAGGTCTAGATCTAGAGCACGTATTCAAGTTTCTCCTAGTATAGAACATGAGTACAACTTAGCACATGCAACAAATGTTTCTATAAGAGAAAGATATTCGCAATGTAGAATTTCAGGGCACGATTTCCTAGATATAGGTACAGGCAACTTTACTCAAACTAACTATCCTGACTTATATGCAGGAGGAGCATATTTTGTAAGCGCACCAGAAAATGAAATATTGGAACAAAACGGCGGTCGTGTGTTCTACACAAGTACAGACCAAAACGGTAACTTTAGAACTGGAGAATTATTTGCAGTTGAGCAAGCAACCGGTATTGTTACTATTAGTGCTGACTTCTTTGATCTAGACGGTCTTTCAGAACTTGCACTCGGTGGTGTTAGACTAGGCGGATCAGGTGCAGTAATTAGAGAATTCTCAACTGATCCTACTTTTAGTGCAGACTCTAACAATATTGTTCCTACACAACGAGCTATTGCAACATTCTTAGCAGACAGGTTAAGTGTTGGAGGATCTGATTTAGAAACAAATGCTTTGGTCGCCGGCGGAATATTTGTTGGTGGCGAAAATAATGAAATAGGAAATCCGCAAGGAAATACTATACAAGTTCTATCTCCTGTAGTTTTTGATGGCGCAGGAGCTGGATTAGCAGGAAGCTTGTTAGGACAACAAATGTTCCACAGGGATGCATTTGATCCAACCATGCAATAAAACAGAAAGATAAAAATAAACTAAATACTGTAGCGGAGTACAAATAAATGGCAGAATTTAAACTAGGTAGAATTAGATTTGTATGGAAGGGCGACTGGGCAACTTCCACAACTTATTATAAGGATGACGTTGTAGCGGTTGGCGGACGTATGTACATATGTACAATAGGTCACAGCAGCTCACCAGATTTCTTTACAGATTTTGATATAGTTCCACCAAAATGGAATCTTGTAAGTGACGGTTTAAACTGGAGCGGAACATGGCAAACAGGCACAGCGTATTCTTACAATGATGTTGTAGAATACGGTGGACGTTTATATATTTGTAATACTGTACATACATCCGCAGACGACAGTACACAAGGTTTAGAAGCAGATAGTGCAAATTGGACTATATTTTCCGAAGGGCTTGCTTGGAAGGGAGACTGGACACCTGCTACCCGTTACATAGAAAATGACCTAGTAAAGTATGGTGGCCAAACATTTGTTTGTAACACTTATCATACTTCGGCAGCTACAGAAGCACTCGGTTTAGAACAAGACATAGGAAACTGGGACTACTTTAATAGAGGGCTAGAATACAAAAGCTCTTGGACTCCTGATACAAAATGGAAAATTAATGATGTAGTAAACTATGGCGCTGTTTTGTGGATTTGTACAACAGATCATAGCGGTACCACAAGTTTTGCAGCTGATAGTTCTAATTGGGAACAATTCGTAAGAGGCTTCCAGTTTGAAAACGATTGGTCACCTAATATTACTTATAATGTAGGCGATGTTGTAAGATACGGTGGCAACCAGTATATTGCAAAAACCAATCACATTGCACAAAATCCATTCTCTCAAACAGACGACTGGGATATATTCTTAGAAGGGTTGCGCTGGAAAGGAGAATGGGGCGATGACTCTGCTAACCAAGATTATAGAGCAGGTGATTTAATTAGTCATAGCGGTTATAATTACATTTGTATAGCAGATAATTCAAATCAAGAACCGCCAAATGCTACATACTGGAATGTATTTTCTTATGGTATTAAATGGCGCGGAGAATGGTTAGACGACCAAAAATATTATGCAGGTGACGCAGTACGTTACGGTTCTAATTCCTATATTTGTATACAAGGACATATATCAGAAGGTGATGATTTCTCAACTGAAACACCTACAGATCCAGGCGGCGGTGCACAAAATTCTCGTCCAGACTTAGATGTAAATCAAACATACTGGAACATATTATCTATAGGTAGCGAACAAAGTGTTCTTACAACTACAGGTGACATGGTTTACTATAGTGGATCAGGTCCAGCTAGATTACCAGTTGGTGAAAATGGACAAGTATTAACTGTAAATTCAGATAGTATACCAGAATGGGCGTACTTAGGTGCAGCCGACGATGTGTATTATGTTGCAGAACATGGCGTTGATAGTCCATTTCCAGAATATGGCAGAACATTAGACCGTCCATTTGCAAGCATTAGGTACGCAGCGAAACAAGTGGAACAAGGTGCAAAAAATCCTAATGCACGTAGATTACTAGAAGCTAACAGAAGATTCATTCAGAGAGAAATTGTAGAATGGATCGAATATCAAATTGATAACGCAGGTGTTGGCTCTATATGGGAAAATTTTGACTACGACACTAAAAAATGTGAAAGAGATATGGGCCTGATTGTTGATGCAGCAGTTTGGGATATTACACACGGCGGTAATGTACGTTCCAGAGAAGCAGCATTGTCATACATAAATGACACTACTGGATCTCCGTATCTAACACAAAAAGCTCAAACTACTGCGGCAATTAATTACGGTTTAACTGTTATTCAGGCAGTGCTTAATCAAACAGCACCCACAACCAACTACCAGGTAACAAACGGTGACAATTCTACAGCTATTGTTACACAAGATGTTACAGGAACAGCATCCGAATCTGGCGTTTACACAGAAATAGCAGGATTAGTTGGAATAATTACAGATGCAATTACAGCAGGTAATGACGATGATCTTCCTGTAAGACTAGAAAGAACTACGCTTATAAAAGTGTCTACAGGAAAATACTATGAAATGCTTCCTATTATTGTTCCTGCACTTTGTTGTGTAATGGGTGACGAATTAAGAGCAACCAATGTACAGCCTAGAAAAGAAAGTAACACAACCCTTACTCCAAAAACAGACGCAATTTATAGCATACAGTCTTTTAATAGATTAGAAGAAATTATCGGAGATATTGTAAGAGGTGTTTCTGTTACGCCAACAACTGGTAATACTACCACTCAAAGTGCAGAATTTCCATTCGGTGAAGCTGACCAAGAAGCTGCGGTTAAACAACTTGCTCGTGTTATAAAAAATAATGCAAACTTTGGTATTAGCGAAAAGAATAATGTTACATTTCCTGGTGTAGATACAATTCATGATGCAAATTATGCATACGCTAGAGATTTGATCATTGCTAACAAAGATTTTATTAAGGAAGAAGTAACAGGATATATTGCTGATCAATATCAGTCAGATCCTACCTCTGCAAGTTATTTGTACTACAGTAAAACAAAATGTAAACAAGATGTAGGATATATTATAGATGCTATATGTTACGATTTGTCATACCAAGGTAACTGGCAAAGCGTTAATGCAGGATTGGCTTATTTTAACGGAAACAGCGGAACACTACAAATTGCAGGATCAGAAAAAACTGCAACATTAGCTGCATATGCTTTCCTAAGCAACTTGTTACAAACAATTTCAAGAAATATTACAGTAACACCTTTGTATAATACAAAAGGATTAACACAAACTAACGGTGAAGCAGGAAGTGCAGCGGCTGCAACTACAATATCAAACCTAATGACTAATATCACAGATATTATAAATTTAGGTCCAGGCAGTGCTCCTACTATTACATATCCTGATTTATCTGGTGTAAGTATTCCTTTACAGACAGCAGGCGATGCTTGCTTAAATGCATTACCAAATATACAAGAACAAACTATTGATTTTATAAGTAAAAACTTTGGTAGTTTCAAATATAATAGTGCTCAGTGTCGTAGAGATTTACGTTTAATTATGAATGACATATCCTACGGTGCTGCACTAGGTAGTAACTTTAACAGTGTGCAAAATGGTATTGCATATACTAGAGCATATGCAAGCACAGTATTAGCTGATCAATTGGTAGAAACTACTGGCGCACTAGCAGAAGCAAAACGCCTAGTAAATATTAGTGTTACTACAGACGGGTCTAGTGCAACTGGATCTAGTACATTTGCTACAAGAACAGATGCAGCATTTGACGAAATTATAGACATTTTAGAAAACGGCGTTGCAGCAGCGGATGCAATAACATATCCAGATCATGCAGGTGTTGTACAAAATCGCAAAGATGCTAAAGATAACTTAGTTGCAAACAGACAGTTTTTGATTGATGAAACTGTTGGCTGGATAAATGCCCAGATTGCAGGCGCTGCAGGAATATGGGCTGGATTTACATACAACCAAGATAAATGCGCAAGAGATTTAGGTTATATTGTAGACGGTTTAGCATATGATATAATGTATCAAGGTACATTAGCTACTACAAGAATTGCCCAAAGTTATTTTGACGACGATGGCAATATCCAAATTGCAGGTCAAGAAGCACAGCATGTAGCTATGTTTACGCAGTTGGCTTCAGTTATTGAAGATGTTGTGCAAGAAACAACTGTTACACCAACTTATAGTGCAACAGCTCAAACAAAACCTGGAACTCCTGCTACAGGCACAGAAGCAACAGAGTTAACAGCAAAAGTTACAATTGTTTCTAATGTTATCAATGCAGGTAATTTGACAGGACTGCCTAGTATTGTATATCCAGACATTAGTAGTGAAACAGCAGAATTACAAGATGCTGTAAGCAATTTACAAAGCGATGCTGAAGATATTATACCTGATGTTATCCAATATATCAATACTACATACAATGATTTTAATTACGATCATGATAAGTGTCAACGAGATTTAAGAATTATACTTGATGCTGCTAGATATGACTGGATGCTAGGATCGACATTTGCTTCAACTGTTGCTGCATGGTCATACTTGCGTAGACCTAGTGCAAAAGTTGTTGGTAATCAGAAAGAAGCTACTATTGCAGCTAATGAGTTTGCGAGAGTGCAATTGATATCGGCAATAACAAGCGCAAACAATAATAGTACTGCAAAAGACGGATTAAATGCAACATGGAAGTTAGTTCAAGATACAGTATTTGGTGGTTCTAACGAAGGTGGCACACGCCAAGTAGAAGATGTAAATAGTTATAATGCTATATTACAACTAGAACGTAACAAAGAATTTATCGTAGACGAATTGCTTGCATATGTAGATAACTATTTCAAAACAACAGTTACAGATCAAAACGGCACTACTGATGTATTCACAGCTACAAGCACAGCGTGGATGAAACAGAACATGCCAATTAAGTTTGTAAATCCTGATGATAGCAGTGCGTCTGTTAGTGATGCTGGATTAAGTACATCAACTACATACTATGTGAGAGATATCTTAACTCCTACTACATTTACTATATCAACCACAATAGGTGGTTCTAAACTAGATGTTGAAGATCACGAACATACTATGATTGTTCAGAAAGCCTACGAATATAACAGAACTCTTTGTGCAAGAGATGTAAGAGAATATGTAGATGCTATGAAATGGGATTTAACATGGCCTCAGGAATTTGTAAGAGAATATACTGATAGCATCTCTATAACACTACCATCTAACTATAAAACAAATCTTGCTACAAGATATTATGTAAACAGTGTAATAGGCTGTCAAGAAGAAGATTTCTATTACTTAAGAAATGGCACAGGTCTACGTTTACAAACATTAGACGGATTACAAGGAGACTTAGGGCCAAGAAATAGTTACGGTACAAGTCGTCCAACAGCAGGTGCATATGCATCTCTAGATCCAGGTTGGGGACCAGACGATACTCGTGCATGGATTATAGATCGTTCTCCATATGTACAAAACTGCACAACGTTTGGTTATGCAGCAGTTGGTCAAAAGATTGACGGTGCGTTACACAACGGCGGCAACGATTCGATTGTGTCAAACGACTTTACACAGGTTATATCTGATGGTATTGGGGCTTGGATCACTAACAACGGTAGAGCAGAACTTGTGTCTGTGTTTACATACTACTCACATGTTGGTTATCTAGCAGAAAACGGTGGACGTATACGTGGTACTAACGGTAATAACTCATACGGTGACTTTGGTTCTGTAGCAGAAGGTGTTGATCCAGAAGAAACAGCAGTAACAGCAGTAGTTGACAATGACAGTCAGTATAGAGCAACAGTTGCTTCAGTTGTTACAGATCAAGTAGATGAAATACTACAAATAGAATATGAACATGCTGGTAATGATTATACTCAAGTAAGTATTAGTTTCTTTGGTCCGGGCGACAACGAAGAAGTTGAAGAAGACGAATTTAGAGATGATGGTATCAACAACGTTAGGATATTAGACTCTGATGATAGTACTGGCTCTGATCAAGGAGGCAGCGGATATACACTAGTATCTAATACAGCACAAGCTGGAACTAGTTCCAGCATAACAATTGCTGCTACAGACTCAAATTTGTCTACTGCATATCCAGGAATGATGCTATATATCATAGGCGGCTCAGCAGTTGGTCAGTTTGGTGTTATTGATACATATGATTCTGGAACTAAAATTGCTACAGTTGTTAGAGAATCAGATGGAGCAGCAGGTTGGGATCATATGATTCCTGGTACAACTATAGTAAGTCCTACTTCTACTAGTGTATACCAAATCGAACCTAGAGTGCAATTTGATGCACCACCAAGTGTCGACTCTGGTCATACATTACCTGCAGGAAATACTTGGAATGACATAAAATATTTTGAAACTACAAAACTTTATGAAGGTGTAAGTTCTACTACAACTTCTACTACAGGTAGTGGTGCAACTTTTGACGTTGAAAAAGTTTATACAAAATACTTTATAACTATAGATAGTGCAGGAACAAATTATCAAAGATTAGATACAATTACAATACCTGGTACTAGCGTAGGCGGCACAACACCAGAAAACGATATTGAAATTACAGTAACAAGTATTAATTCTACAACAGGTGCTGTTGTTGAATTTGACTTTACTGGCGAGGCCAGAGGCGGTATGTTTATTGCACTTAGTGATACAACAGCTGGAGCATATAGCTGGGATGGCGAAACATGGTTAACTAACACTATGCCAAGCGCAGGCTCAGGCGGCACGTGGCACAGAACTGCTGATGGTTTAGTTGATGACGGATCTACAAGTTTTAGACCTAGTCAACTAGTTGCTGTTACCGACCAAACAAATGTAGTTGCATACACAACAGACGGAGTTACTTGGACTAGCGGTACTTTACCGGTAGGAATGACAGCAGCGTCTACAAAATATGTTGCATTTGCACAATTAGGAGCAGAAGGATTTACTAGACATGTTGTTATTTCTAATAATGATAGGGATGTTGCATACTCAGATGACGGCGGCACAACATGGCTGTTAACAACAAATGCATTACCAGGGACAGGTTATCAACACCTTACCTACGGAAAAGGATTGTTTGTTGCAATTTCAGATGCAGGACAATCTACTTATTCTGAAGATGGCGTTACCTGGCTAGCGGGTTCAGGACCAAGTGCCGAAACCTACACAGACATGACATATGGTAAAAACAAATTTATTGCAGTTTCTAGCACAAACAATGCATACGCCTATAGTTTAGATGGTAAAAATTGGGTGGATAGTACATTGCCTGCAATAGCATCTCCTACCGCTTATACAAGAGTTACATATGGACAAGGCCTATTTGTAGCAACGCAAACGTCAACAGGATCTACTGTTGTTACTTCTGAAGATGGTATATACTGGACTCAAACAAATGTAACCGCAGATCCAGGAACTCCTTCAGGACACGGTGCAATTGGATTTGGTAATCCAGGACGCAGTGGTATGTTTGCACTTTCGAGCAACGGCGGCAGCAAAACACACGTTGTTAAGTTAAGAAAAGGCTGTAGAGCCAGAGGTAGAGTAAGTATTGCAAGCGAACGAATTTTCCAAATTCGTATTGTAGAACCTGGCTCAGGTTACTACAACAGAGTACCATTTATTACTATAACAGACCCTGGAAACATTTACGATGCTAACTTATTAGCAAGAAAAGCAAAGGGTGTATTAGCACAGCCGAGCTTTGTAAACAGAGGAACCGGTTTTACAGCAGCAACAGCAGACATTGATCAAATTGGCAGTAACGGTAGTGCCGATTTCTTCCAAACAGGCTCATATATTGCTGTAAGAAGACTAAGCAAACGTCCTGTAGAAGGATCAAACGTTGTGTTTGACAGCCAACCAGGAACAACATATAAACTAGTTAATGTGCTTTCCTTTATAGGCAGCAACGACGGCTCATATAAAGCAATACTACAAGTTTCACCTGATGTAGATACAACAATAACATTACCTGATGCAGATCCAGTAACAATGCGTATTCGCTACTCGCAAGTACGTCTTACAGGTCACGACTTCCTAGATATAGGTACAGGTAACTTCAGCAAAACAAATTATCCAGGTTTACCTACGGTAGATCCTGACCCTGATAACGAAACAGTACAGTCAAATGGCGGACGAGTGTTCTACACAAGTACTGACCAAGATGGTAACTTTAGAGTTGGTGATTTGTTTACTATTGAGCAAGCAACAGGTGTTGCAACACTAAATGCAGAAGCATTTAACATTGCAGGCTTGCAAGAACTTACACTAGGTGAGGTTACACTCGGTGGTAACTCAGCAAGTATTACAGAATTCAGTACAGATCCATTCTTTACTGCAAACAGTGATACTGTTGTTCCTACACAAAGAGCTGTAAAAGCATACATCGAATCACAAATTGGTGGCGGTGGTGCGTCACTTAATGTTAACAGTGTAACAGCAGGTGACATTTTCATCGGAGGCAATAGTATTTACAACGTCGCAGGCGGCGTGATAAATATTACTGCTAACATTAACTTCGTTGGCGATGTAACTGGTATACCAATAGCATATAACTATTTCTTAAGATAATGAGAGGATAAAAGAAAATGGCCACAGGAAGATTAGGAGCAACAACGTTAAGTGCAAGTACTAATGCTACATTGTATACTGTTCCTGCAGATACTTTTTCAGTTGTAACTGTAAGTATTTGTAATAGAAACGGATCAGATGCGCAGGTAAGATTAGCACTAGCAGCAGCAGATACTCCAACAAATGACGAATATTTAGAGTACGATGTTACACTTGTTGGTAACGGCGTAGTAGAAAGAACAGGCATCGTAATGGATACAGGAAAAAAGATTGTTGCTTACTCAAGTGCATCTAATGTATCTGTTGTTGTGTACGGTATCGAAACATCAACAGTAACAGTATAAGAGGATAAAAAATGGCACGTAAACTATCAACAGGTATAACAGGAAATACGCTATTAGGAACATTGGCTGTTGTAACCGACAATACTATTACTTCAATTGGAACTAATCAAAATTTGATTATTGATCCAAATGGTAGTGGGCAAACTAATGTCGTAGGTACATTACAAATCCAAAACGCAAATAGTTTAAAATTAGCTGACAGTGATAATAGTAATACTATTAGTATAAAATCACCTGGATCACTTGCAGCAGATTATACACTTACGATGCCAGCTGATGACGGCACTAGCAATCAAATACTACAAACAGATGGCTCAGGCAATCTAAGTTGGGTTGACAAAACAATTAATGTAAGCGATGATACCACTACGAACAGTACATTTTATCCTCTATTTACAAGTTCTACAAGCGGCACTATAACAGCAGCTACGGTATCTAGTTCTAAGTTAAGATTCAATCCTAGTGCCGGAACAATGACTGTTGGTATTGTTACAGGTAGTACAAGCGCATCAGCAAACTTAGTTTTACGCAGTACTACAAATGGTTCTAAAGGTCAAGTATACATAGACGAAGGCACAGCAAGTTCTAGTACTTCTACAGGAGCACTTAGAGTTGCAGGCGGTGTAGGAATTGCAGGAAGTGTTTTTATAGGCGGTACAATGAGTGCAGCTACTATTTCTGAAACATCAAGTATAACATTAAAAGAAAATATAAATCCTATACAAAATGCTCTTGATAGCATTGCCCAACTAGCTGGTGTAATATACGATCGTAAAGACGGTAGTTCGAAAGATGAAGCTGGGTTAATTGCTGAAGATGTAAATCAAGTATTGCCTAATCTAGTTACAAAAGATGAAAATGGTAATCCTCAGTCAATTATGTATACTAAACTAAGTGCATATCTTATTGAAGCAGTAAAAGAATTAAAAGACGAAATTTATAAACTTAAGAGAACATAATAATGGCAACACTTAAAAACTCCGCAATCTCAGGCTCGTTGACACTGCCAAGTGGAACTTCAGCCCAAAGGCCTTCTAGTCCTCCAGAAGGCTCAATGAGATACAACACAGATTATAATATGTGCGAATACTATTATAACGGTGCTTGGATGTTTTTAACAGAAGGTCGAGGAGCAATTCCAAGAGATGGCATGATTTTAGAACTAAGTTATGATGATGCTAACAGTTGGCCTGGTAGCGGTACTACTTGGTACGACACAAGTGGACAAAACAATCATTTTAGAATAGCAAGCGGTTGTCCTGATGCAGGACAGCAAGCAATGAACTTCAGTACAAACTCTCTTAATGCAAAATATCAAACCAACTCTACAGATTTACCAGGAGTTCCTGGAAGCGGCGGGCAATGTACATACGTATGTGTAACACGTATACTCAATAGTACTAGTCAATGGCGCACACTTACAAGAAGCTGGAATGCAGATCACCATGTTATTATACAAAGTGGTGGTTGGGATATAGGAATGTATGACAACGATGGCTCCGGGTTTCTCGACGCTGGTGGCCCTAATCAAAATCAACTTTACGGATATCCTGACAGATATATGGCGTGTGTATGGCGCTGGCAAGACAGTGATCAACCTACATATGCATTTAATTGTATGAGCGCCCAACAAGGTATATACACAGGTAGTTTTAATAATTCTAACGGACGTTATAACAGAGGATTTAGTGTCCTTGGCGGATACCACAGTGGCTCTAATGATGTCACCGTAGGATCTCAACCTTGGGGATGGATTAAATATTTTGCTTGTTACAACCGTAGGTTAAGTGACGATGAAACACAACTAGTAATTACTGCAATGAGAGCAAGGTACAACATATAAGGACAGTCAATGGCAACATTAAACAGCACAACAATTAATGATACAGGCTACTTAGCCCTGCCAGTAGGCACAACAGCGCAACGAGGAACAGAAGCAGCAGGAACACTTGTATATTTTACAAGCGTAGGAACAACCAGTTGGACAGTTCCGTCTAACGTTGACACCGTTGAAGTGTTAGTTGTTGGCGGAGGCGGCGGAGGCGGCTCTGACATGGGCGGCGGCGGAGGCGGCGGAGGCGTTGTCTACGAAGGTGCTTATAATGTAAACGCAGGAGAAACAATTACAGTTACCGTTGGAGGCGGCGGGTCTGGTGCTCCAGCAGGACAAGGACAAGTTAGAGGTTCAAACGGCGGAAATTCGGTATTTGGATCTATCACTGCTTATGGCGGAGGCGGTGGAGCATCGAGACACGATGGTTCAGGCGCACCAGCAGGTGATGGTGCAAGTGGCGGTGGAGCATCGGGTGGTAGAGGTAACGGAACTCCAGCAGCTAATGCATCCGGATACGGTGGCGGCAACAGAGGTCGTCAAATATACAATCAAGGTAACGATGGTGCGTGGGGAGATGGTTATTGGTACCCAGGCGGCGGTGGCGGCGCAGGCCAAATTGGATTTACTAATCCTGCACACGGAGGCAATGGCGTTCCAAATAATATTACTGGTAGTATTATCTACTGGGGCGGCGGCGGAGGTGGTTCCGGCTACTCAGGTCAAGGCGGCAATGGTGGCCTAGGTGGAGGCGGTGGCGGAGCCGTCAACACAACATACGGGGGTAATGGATATAACAATGGATCCGGCGGTGGTGGCGGAGGCACTAGCACATGGGCACAAACACCAGGCGGTAACGCAGGTGCAAATACTGGCGGTGGCGGTGGCGGCGGTTCTCACTACAACGCAGGAAACCAAGGTGGCACAGGTGGTTCTGGTATTGTTATTGTAAAATATAACACACAAGCAGGCGGCGTTGCACCTAATGCAGGTAGTATGCGTGTAAACACAGATACTGGAGCAGCAGAATTTTACAGTGCTACAGGAACATGGAATAGCATGGCTATTCCTTTTAAAATCAGAACTGTTATTACCCATCATTTTATGGCCGGCGGATATAAAAGTTCAAGTGCATGGAACAATGTAAACAGAACTACGCAAGCGACAGATACTACATTAAATTTAGGTGACGGTAGTATTACTAGATCTTTTAACTATCAAGGCGGAGCATGTGGTAAACACGTTGGATTTATCTTTGGTGCTGGTAACGGACATGCTGTAAGTTCTAACGTAATTGTTGCATTTAACATGCGTACAGAACAAGCATACACAGGACATGTAAGTCAAGCAGGAAGCTATAACGGACTAAACAAAGGTACAGTTTTTTGGGAAACCTACTACAGTTGGACTACTGGAGGCGGAAGTTCTAACATTGACGAGTATAACCTAACTACAGAAACTCTAACACAAACTATTGGTGGTTGGAGTAGCACAAACCAATGGGGTATGAGCTCAGAGCATGAAGCATATTTTTATTGGGAGAATGATTCAAGAGTATGGACATACACCACAAGAACAGCAAGAAGTTCACCAAGCGGACAACCTTGTAATCACCATCAGCAAAAAGCAGTCCAGTCTAAATTAAACTACGGTTGGGCAGGCAATGAAGGTTCTTGGAACGGTGGCTACAATCTACGTAGAACAAACTTTGTAACTCACCAAGCCAATCAAGGTACTTATGGTAAACCGAGCGGCAACTCCGGAGAAGAAAACTTCTCAATGGGACAAGACTGGCAATATATGTTAGGCATGTACAATGGATTACAGAACAACATTTCGTGGAAATGGCAATATTATACTGAAACCGGATTCCAGGGAGGATCTACACTAGAACCTAAAGGAAAAGCTGGTTCAAGTTCTGGATTCTGCTGGTGGAGAGGAGACTAAATGGCAACCTTAAAAAATACTAATATAGATGATACTGGTCACCTTACGTTACCAGGACAAGGAACCACAGTTCAAGGTAATATTAGATATAATAATGCTGAAAACAAAGTAGAGGAATATCAAGCACAAACAGCTGGCGGTAGATGGAGCAGTATGGCTGCTCCATATTTAACTAGACAAATTGTAACCACCGGTTATTTACATGGAGGATATGCATTTAGTGTTGTTTGGACAAACACCAATAGATCTACTTTTGCAACTGATACAACAGTAGATTTAACAGGAGCAAATCAAACACAAGAAAGAGGACACAACTACAAAGCAAGTGTTTGGAGTGCAACCACAAACTTTACTTTTGGCGGACAAGCTAATGCTCACTGTGCAGGTTCTAATGGAAATATCGCATTTAACATGGTAACAGAGCAAAGTTTTACTAGTGGATACAGCAGAACTATTCCTTGGACTACTAATAATAATGCTTGCATCCAGCAAGAACAGTGGAGAGGATGGACAGGCATGGGCGGAACATCAAACGTATATGAGTTTGATTTCCAAACAGAAACATTAAATACCAGTGCAATAACATCTAATCCTAATTCAGGCGGATGGGGAACTAACCATGAAAGTCATGCTGTATGGATAGGGTCAGGCGAAGGTTATAGATTTGCATTTGCTACACGTACAAACATCAGTGGTAGAAGTTTACGTGTACAAGGTGACAAACATCAGCACACATTACAATTCAAACATTCCTATCATATTGCCGGTCGAGAAGGAAACCCATCTTCTAACTGGAGGGAAACTAATATGTACAGTGACACAACCAGAGACGCTATCGGTAGCAAGCCAGCATATAGTGGCGAAGAAAATACAGTCACAGGGCAAGAATGGGCTTACGGTCTAGGATGGTATCAAGGTGGTCACGTAAATACAACTTATAAATTTACATATGCTACTAGATCAGGGATAACTACTACATCAAGTACACAGCCTAAAGGAATGAATGGGCAAAGTTCCGCAACGATGTCGTGGAGAGGTTAGTGAGGGTAAATATAGTATATATATTACCAGGAGTTAATTATAAATGAGTAAACAAGATAGACTAATCCAATATAGTTCAGATAGATTTGTAAGCGAACCAAAATCTGATATTTCTATGCTGTCGGATGTTGATAAAGAAGTTTTGCACAAAGCAATGAACAAGGAATGGACTAATCCAAAATACAAATTACGTTATTTTGTAGGCGAAGCTCAAATTACACCTTATGCTAAAATGCGTCAATGGCTTTTAGAAATAAAATCAAAAGAAGAATCTATTGAAAACTTAGAATATGAAATTGCAAAAGCACAGGTAGAATACGATAGATTTGAAAGAATGAGAGACCAAGCCCATGACGATTTAGACAAACGTCTTGCTGAAATTGAAATGTGGAATTCTGATAGGATTATGTATACCACAAAGCGTAGATTGCAAGATTGGTATTTAGAAAGACAACAATTAATTGATTTGCTGACAGAGTTTTTGGCAAGTGATCAAGCATATTTGCCTGACGGGTCTGGTAGAACATATATGGATATTCTTAATACAGAAGAAGAAGATTTATATGAAGCAGAATATTGGACAAACAGACTAGCAAAACAAGCAGCAACAGATATGTTGTTTTACGGAAGAATTGGTTCTGGAAATATGGATGCTATTCTGCAAATGCCTCCGGAACAGCAAGCGGAAACACTATCTTTGACTGTAAACTATAGCACTAAACTACAAGATTATCAAAATAGGTTGCAGTCAGAAGCAGAAGAAAATTTAAAACTAAATTATCAACAGGAAATGAAATCATTAACCACACCTGCAGATGAAAATGATGTAGAAACACATTCCCTTGTTGATGATACTGAAAAAAAAGATGAGGGGTTAATAGACGATGTATATTCTACATGAAACAGTTGCGAGCAATGATCCGAGATTAGATCCTCGTATAAAAACAAAAACTAATGTTTGGCACTACACTATAAGCGAATTAAATCCTAACGAAGGTATTATTACTTCGTGGCTTAACCCTGTAGAAGTTACAGAAGAAGAACTAGTAGCATCAAAATTTACAAATGTAATGGATAATATGGTACCAATATTAGTAAACACTGCTAATAGAGTAGATATGGTAGAGCCTACAAGTTTTGGTGATCCTACATATGAAAAAATCATGTATACACTGACAGCAACTGATAAATCAAATCTTGTTTCTTTGATGAAAAAAATGATGAAATTACATGCTGAAAATCATATAGAAGATAACGGTATTAAACAGAAACTTTTATTGGGCATAGAACCTCTTTCAAACGTTGAAGAAACACAAATGTACATGGCCACGTACTTCGAATGGGAGTGTGCATTTACACATGATAAAAATAAAACACCTATGTTTGATGTAGCATGGGTATGGGGTCCTGAAGAAAGAGGAAACATGGAAGAAACTCCTCTACAACAGGTGGAAAATCCACCTAGCTAAACACTTCACATTTCCTCTGGGTTAGGTACGCTTACAATAAGTATGTAGTACTCAGAGGAAATATTATGCGCAAAATTTTTAGTGTTCCGTTAAATCCTAAACTATCACCAGAACAATACACAGAATTTTACAATTTTTTATTAGAATATAAAGATTATATATATGATGTGTATTTTACATCAAGAATAGCACCTTTTATGCAAGATGCTATGGGAGATTTATTTGTTTATAGTGAAGATTATGATCATGCAATCGAGCAAGCACTAATTATACAGCAAAACATAGGCATACCTATTAGTGCAACATTTAATAATATTCAAGTTGCACCTACGCAAAAAAATCTTGATACTTTCATTAAAAATTTTAAATCTTTGTATGATGCAGGTGTACATGTTGCTACTATTCCACATACACATTGGATGGCTACAGGACAAATTAAACGTGCATTTCCAGAACTAAAAGTAAAAAATACAATTTTACGAGATGTCAGAATCGCATCTGAAATTGTAAATCTTGCAAAATATGGGTTTGATTATATAAATCTCGACCGTGATTTAATGCGTGACAGAGATACATTAATCCGGTTGAAACAAGCAAAAGACTGGATAAAGGAAAATTTAAATAAAGACATACATTATAGTTTACTAGCAAATGAAGGATGTATGGGAAATTGTCCTATGATGGTAGAGCACTTTCATTTTAATAATACCAGGTCAGGAGATACCCCTCAATATTTTAACGATTCTATAAGTAGAGTAAGTTGTCCTAAATGGGACGTAGATGATCCAAGTGTGCATCTAAAGACAGCAAACATTCCTCCATGGAAGGAAGATTGGGACGAATTTATAGACGATCTAGGAATAAATGTGTTTAAAATGCATGGTCGCGAATCGCCAGGACGATTATGGGAAACTATGGATATAATTAAACGCTATGCAAATAATGAAGATATATTATTTGATAATTTTAGCAGTTATTTACAAGACAATAATTTAATTGAAAAACCTATTAACGCCTGGCGTAAGAAAATTAAAAATTGTAAATTTGATTGCTGGGAATGTCATTTTTGTGATGACATATATAAAATTAAATCAGAAATTGATCATACTCCGTTAGTTAAGCATGTAGCACAAGCAATACTAGATAGCGGAGTTCCGACAGTAAAAAATAGTATTCCTGGATTAACAAGTTCTAGAATAAAAACGTTGCTAAATCTAATTGCTAAAGAACGCAAAATTTATATGGAAGTTGGCACTGCACTAGGGGCCACATTTTGCGGAGCTCTTGTGGGCAATAAAGCCAAAGGAATAGCAATCGACACTTGGGAGGAAAATATACAACCTTTTAGGACTGATGTTGGAGAACTACCTGAAAACAATTTAGAATTATTTAAGGAGAATGTAAAGACACATTTAGATAACGAAGTTGAGATTATAAATCAAGATTTATTTAAAGTGGATTTAACAAAATATTCTAATCAAATAGATATGTGGTTTTATGATGGGCCTCATAGCGAATCTGCTACAGCAAAAGCAGTTGAGTATTATTCCTCTTGCTTTTCTGAAGAAACTGTGTTAATATTTGATGATGCTAACTGGATGGGCGTTGTTACAGGCGCAAAAAAAGGAATCGAAAAAATAGGAGCAAAAGTAGCGTATGAAAAATTAATCATGGGGGAGCAAGAAGATCCAAATGGTTGGTGGAACGGTTTATACGTTATGGTGGTAAGAAAATGATAGAAAATGTTTTTGCAATTCCTATATATACAACAAAAGTTAAAGATTTTGTAGGAATTTCTGCAGAAGTTAATAATGCTATAGAACATAGCAAATTTGCCAACGAATGGCAGCCTGACAACGACACTGCAAAAACAACATTTATACCTCAACAAGAAACAAATGTACTACGTAAATTTTCTATGGAAAAGCTGGCAAATGAAATATTTGACAATGCAGAAAATTATTTAAATGAAACTAAACAACCTATAAAACAAAATACAGTAAGTATAGAACAAAGTTGGATTAATATTTTTGAAGAATCGCAACATATTGGTACACACGAACACGGTTATCAACCTAACACGTTGAGTGGTGTTTATTATCATTCTGCTCCTAGTGGATGCGGAAACATTATTTTTAAAAATCAAAATCCTTTTGTAATAAGTTTTCCGCATCAGTCTCCATTATATTCTAATCTTCATACTGTAGAGGCAACTGAAGGTTTACTAATTTTATTTCCAAGTTGGTTGTTGCATAAAGTAGAACCAAATAGATCAGGAAAACAAAGGTGTTCGCTATCCTTTAATATAGCGTTTGATTATATATTTTACGGTGATTAAAAATGAAACAAATAAAAAAAATTATAATATTTGGTGGCGGAACATCAGGTTGGTTAGCAGCAGCTCATCTTAGTAATACACTACAGAATCCTGTTGAAATAATGCTAATAGAAGATGCAAGCGCAGGGCCTATTGGAGTCGGTGAAGGTACACAACCATTAACTGCTAAATTTTTACACGAATGCGGTCTAATGCCAAAAGATTGGATGAAACCTAGTAAGGCGGCACTTAAACTTGGAGTAGAATTATCTGGATGGAATGATGATCCATATTTTGTAGATAATGATGATGCTAACAATTATGTTCCTGCACAAGATAAGTTGATTAATAATTATTTTATTACTAAACCTTACAAAGAATATGCAGACTGGCATCCTGCCTACAGAATTGCAAAAAATAACACATCACCTAAATTAACAGAGTTTACAGATGTAAACTTTGGTAATGGTTTGGATAGTTTTGGAGCAGTGCATTTTAGTGCGTATGATATTATTGACACAATTAAAAGGATAATATCAAATAGAATAACTTATGTAGACACAAAAATTGTAAATGCAGAAACCGACTCAACGGGAATAACAAAATTAATAGATGAAGAAGGTAGATTTTACACAGCAGATTTGTATTTAGATTGTTCTGGGTTTAATAGTGTATTACTAGAAAAAACTTTAAAATCAGAATGGATCAGTTACACTGACAATGGCTGGCTGTTAAACGACAGCGCAGTTGCAATGCCAACACAATATAATAATCCAAAAGAAGAATGTCATCCTTATACTAAAGCAACAACTATGAATGCAGGCTGGAGATGGACAATTCCTACCTATAATAGAATAGGTAATGGTTATGTATACAGTAGCAAATTTATTTCTAAAGAAGCAGCAGAACAAGAGTTACGAGAAGCATTAAATGATTTTGAAACTCCTGTTAAACATTTAAAAATGAAGTGCGGAACACACAAAGCAATCGCATTAAAGAATGTATGCGGTGTAGGGTTAGCAGGAGGATTTGTAGAGCCGTTGGAAGCAACAGGAATAACATTTACTACAGCAGTAATTAAGTCTGTGTCAGATTTGCTAAACATGTATCAAAACAATTGGAATGACGAAGTTTTAGATCATCTTAATCAAGGATGGTATGAAATGAGTATAGAAATTTTAACATTTATTTGGGCACACTATTATTTTAGTTCTAGAAATGATACTCCTTATTGGCAAGAAATTAGAAAACAAAAAATTGAAGACTTGCCTACTAATGCTCAATATATGCTGTCTAATTATTATCCGGATTTGAAAAACTTCTTATATTTTAGCCCACAAAGTATGTTTACCTCGCAACAATGGTTTAGTATGTTACACGCCGGCGGTGCGTATAAAAATATTATAAAACAATTAGATCCTAAAGAAAAACAGTACTACGAATATTTTATACAAGTACAAAATAAAAGAGTCGAATTAGCATTGGAAACATTTCCAAATCATTATGAGTTTCTGAAAGAATGGTATGACGGATGGACAACAAATTAGAAATATTTCACGCTGATCTTTTTATACATGATAATGTAGGTACAGATTATCAAGTTGCAGATTTAAAAGATCAAGTTTTATCTGCTAAAGAAAAAAATAGCGGTGTTATTCCTAATAGTAATGATAATTGCTGGCGAAGTGTGCATCAATACGATAGAATAGATTGGCTCTATAATGCTGTAAAAGAACTTACAAAGGCTGCTAGTGAATACTATTTTGAGACAGACAAATTTTTTAGTAACAATCTAATACAAAGAAAAATAGATATAAAACTTTGGACAAATGTAAACGAGCCAGGCGGTGCTAATGTTTTGCACAACCATGAAAAGGATTCTTATGCAGCAGTTTACTATGTAGATGCAGAAGATACTGGATGTTTAAGTTTTCTTAATCCTGCAAACTTATTATCTAATTGTAATCCATTGTCTCCTATGACTAGGCAATTAGTATATCCGCCTGTAAACAATCAATTAATTTTGTGGCCGGCTTGGGTACCACATGAAGTAGAAATTAACAAATCAGATAAGCAAAGAATTAATCTTGCATTTAGTATAAGGGTATCATAATGAAAGTACATGATAATATATTACAACCTAACATGTTTAAAAAATTGCAATCAACTATTTTAAATGCACAAATACCATATTATTTTGGAGAATCTACAGCTTTTAGAGAAAAAGAAAAACCAGATGTACTAGATTATAGTTGGAGTCATTTGGTATATGAAGAAGGACAGCAGTTAAGTAGTTTAAGTAGTTTTTTAGAAACAGTTTTACTTAGTGCGTTAGATAATGCTGAAATAGAGATACAAAATTTAATTCGTATTCGTATTGGGTTAATTACAGCAACTAAAGATCCTATTGTACACGACCCGCACATAGATTACGAAACAGATCATCAAGTAGGTTTATTATATGTGCATGACAGTGACGGCGATACAATTATATATAAAAACACTTATGAAACAAATAGTTCTTATAATAGTATTGACTTTATTAAAGATAAAAAATTAGAAGTTTTAGAACAAGTTAAACCAGTAGGAAATAGAATGGTATTTTTTAATGGTTTACAGTATCATTCTAGTACAACACCTATACACCATAATAAAAGGATTGCAATAAATTTTAACTATGTCTAAAGATAAAATACAATTTTTCTCCAAAGTTAAAGGATTAGCAGAAGCATTTCCTATTATACCTGCTAGGCAGTTTGATGCTAAATGGATGCAAAACTGTAAAGCAGATTATGTCAAAGTTAAAAATAGCTTGCAACCTAGTCATTTACAGTTATGTCCCGGTATATTTGATATTTTTAAATATGGATATATGGTTCCTTTATGGCATGATACTGTTTTGAAAACTACAAGAGACAGAGAAGATTTTGATTGGGTTTTGCCTAGCAAAACACTAAGCACCATGAGAGAAGGCGAAGCAGTTGGGACACATCCATACGAAGTAACTAAGTGGTTACCTAAACGTCATTATAGCAAACATGCTATTGTAAAATTTAATACACCTTGGAATGTTATTGCACCAAAAGGAATAAAATTCCTAGTGTTACCCATACCATATCCTGATACATTTGAATTTGAAAGTAATATAGGTATTTTAGATCCTGCTATTAGCACAGAATTAAATATCCAGGGATATCTTAATATTAGCGAAGGAGAACATATGATTAAGGCTGGTACTCCTTTGATGCATATTATACCATTATCAGAAAAGAGTTTTGATTTCGAATGCAGAGATATGAATGACAACGATGCAGAATGGTTAGAGAAAAGGGTTTACTTTAATATTTTTGGATTTAAATTAAATAAAGCAAAACTTAAAGATGCATACAATAATCATTTTTGGAGAAATTAAATGATATACGAAACCTTTACACGTAATTTTGTAAGATATTCGCAGGAACTAAGAGACGACGGCGGCGATCCGTACAAAGTTATTAAAACAAAAAAAGACAGAGTAAAAGCACGGCAGATACTAAACATGTATCTAAAAGATAGAGAAGTTTATTTAACTTATAAAACCGGCGATATTGTTACTTCTGTTGTTGCAACAAAAATACCGTCTAGTGAGCTACCACAACCGTTACCAGCAATTGAGCCAGTTGAAACTCACATAGGAGAACATATAGAGCTGCAAGAACATCATGTATCTTTTTACATTATGCCTGCATGTGAGCCTACACTAGTACACATTGACGATGTAGTAGAATTTGTTGTAACACCTGATAATATCGATAACCTTTTCGATTACTTAAAGTTTCATAAAGATGAATTTTAAAATATTTAAAAAACCAAAGTTAGAATTTGTTGCACTGTTACCGGAAGTAGCACAGATTATGCCTATTTTGCCTGCTAGTAAACACCAATGGCAATGGGCTAAAGATGCATTAGAAAACTATAAAAAAGAAAAAGACAACAACAAAACAAATAGGTTTACACATGTATCAAGATGCCCTGGCATATTAGGAATAACAAAGTCAGGATGGATACAACGTGCTTGGCAAGATATTGTAATAGAAACAAACGGCGACGGTAAAAGTTTTAAATGGAAAACACCTATAAACCAAGCAGTTACAGATAGTGATAATAATTGGAAATGGGATTATGTAAGCCATCACCCTGAAGAATTATTCGGTTTATACAATCCTGACAAAAACTGTTTGCAAACAATAATAAAAATACAAAGTCCGTGGATGGTGTATATTCCTAAAGGTTACTATTTAATGAGTATGCCCTTGCCCTATCCTGACAGGCACGAGTGGACGGCAGCAACAGGATTTTTAGACCCAGACTACGGTCCTAATTTTTTAAATGTACAAATGTTCTGGCATAATCTTAATGGACAAACAGTTATTCCAGCAGGCACTCCTTTGTGCCAATACATACTAGTTAAAAAACAATCAGTTGAAACAATTGTGAGAGAATGTAACAACAATGACATTGATAATTTAAGATTACGAGCAAGTGCTATAGATTGTAAATATCAAAGCAATTATACTATACTTAAAGATTTAAAATGGAAATAAGTACTTGTATGCAAGATTTTTACAGTTTGCTAGGAGTTAACCAAAATTCTAGCTTAAAAGATATAAAAATTAAATTTAGAGAACTAGCAATGGTTTACCATCCTGATAGAGGCGGCAATCCTGACGAGTTTAAAAGACTAAAGACTGCATACGAATGGTTGGTCCAAAATCACAAACAGGAAAAAAACTATATATTTGATGCTTCATCGGATGCACTATTTAAAAAATTATTTGGGAATCCCAATCCACCGTTTAGGAGATAATCATGGCGGCTCATAAAGTAGAAATTTGTCAATATTTACACAAAGAAACACAAATACAAAATAAAGCTCACGAAAGAATTCTAACATGGCAGATGAACCATAGATGGGTTAAACATCAATTATCACACGATAAAAGAGAATTGTTGTTTTGGTTTGATGAAGATTATGAAGAATTTAAACGTACTTGGCAATATTATTACAAAGACATTTATTGATAAATATGATATAAGCCGAGGAATATAAATGTCATCAAATCCAGTAGTTAACAATATAAGAATTATTCCTAGAGACAACGCTTTCCTAAATAGAAACACAGGCTCTAGTGGAGAAATCTATTTTAACAAAGAATTAAATTCTCTTAGACTATACAGTGGTCGACTTACTGGTGGTTACGAGGTCCTTAGTGAAGCAAATTTATCAAAAATATTAGGCGATTTGCAAACGGCAGCAATTTCTTATACTGTTACTATGGGAGTCGACACTATTGGTAGCGACCCAAACGGTAAATTTTATATAGACGGTGTAGAATCTCCAGATTTAACTTTTGTCAAAGGTTATACATATGTTTTTGATCAATCAGATTCATCAAACGCATCTTATAATAGTCTATCATGGCCAATTATGTTTGACACAGAATCTGGACATTACACAGACGGGGTTATATTTGTTTTAGATGAAATACCTGTTACTATGTCTTATTATGTAGAAAGATTTGCTTTTGCAAATACAAGAAAAGTTTACATAACAGTAAGAAGCAATGCACCAGAAGCGATAACTTACGGAAGCTCACAAGGCGGAAATATTACTGTAGGAGTACCTGGCAGCGGCAGCGGAGGTTCTAATAGTTCTAGCATAGAAGTTTCGGATACTGCACCTAGTAGTCCTAGTCAAGGCAATATATGGTTTAATAGCGACAACGGTAGACTATATGTTTATGTTACTGATACAGATAGTAGTCAATGGATACAGCCTAGTGTGCCTGTGCCTAGCACATTTAGTAATGTTGCTATCACAGACAGTACACAGTTTAGTGCAGAAGGTTCTGATACACTTAGATTTGAAGATGGTCCGGGTATTGAAATTTCTTCAGACCCTATATCAAAAACAATTAGAATTAGTGCTTTATCTACAGGAGGAGGCGGTGGCGGAGTATCTTACGATCAAAGTTTAAATACAACTGATAGTGTAACATTTAGCAGTGTTAGTGCAACCAATTTTACAAACACTGGTGTAGGCTTACCAGAATTAGAAAGTGCTAGTTCGATAACATTAACAGCACCAGACGGTGTAATTGTTGCCGGTGGCCAACTAAGATTACCTAGTCACGATGATGCATCAAGGGATGCTCTTATTGCAGCTAATGGTGATATGATTTATAATACAGATGATAATAAAATACAAGCGTACATTAATGGAGCTTGGAGAAGAATAGACGATTCTGCAATTGTTTAAGGAAAACTTATGACTGAAAAAGAATATGTAGTTGTAGTAAATGCAGGAGTAGATTTAGAAGCTTTTGATGCAGAGTTAGCAGCGTCAACTGGAGAAGGACCTATACCTAATCGTGCAGTTGACATTGCAAATCCTCGAATAGGTTCAAAAAGGATGACTCATTGGATGCTTACAGACGCGGAAGCTAATACATTAATGTCTGATCCAAGAGTCTTAAGTGTAGAAATACCTGCAGATCAACGTACAGATATTTCTATAGGATTGCGAGCATTTCAAGGCGACGATTTTACAAAACCTAGTGGCTTAGATCCTAGTGTGGTTAATTGGGGATTGCGCAGGTGTATAGAGAGTACAAATAATTACAGTAATAATAGTTCTGCAACAGGGCAGTACGAATATGCATTAGATGGAACAGGAGTTGACATTGTAATACAAGACAGCGGACTACAAGTTGATCATCCAGAATTTGCAGGCAGAGTGCAACAAATAGATTGGTATGCAGAAAGCGGATTACCAGGCACACAAAATGCTAATCATTATAGGGACTTAGACGGCCATGGAACGCATTGTGCAGGTATAGCAGCAGGTAAAACCTATGGCTGGGCAAAAAATGCTCATGTGTATAGTCAAAAATTAGCAGGGTTAGAAGGCTCTGGCGACAGTGGAACAGGAATTTCCATTACAGATGCATTTGATACTATTAGACTTTGGCATGCAGCAAAAACAAATGGCCGTCCTACTGTTGTTAATATGAGTTGGGGATATTCAAGCACTGTAAGTGGAAACCCTACAGGAGGAACTTACAGAGGTGTTCCGTGGGTATGGAATGTTGATTATAATAATGATACGTTTTTGTGGCAAGGCACAGGCATAGTGCCTGCTGTATTTGGACCTGCTAGAGTTTATCCAGCAAGAGTTGCATCTGTTGATGCTGAAATAGACGATATGGTTGCGGCAGGCATTCATGTTTTTATAGCAGCTGGAAATGATTTATACAAAGGGGACGATGTTGGAGGTTTAGATTATGACAATAGTGTAATCTATGGCGGTACTACTTTGTATTACCATAGAGGAAGTAGTCCTCATTCAGACAATGCTATGTGTATTGGAAATATAGATTCTGCTGTACAACTTGATGGTGGAATTTACAAAGATAAAACTGCAAATACAACTTCCAGAGGACCTAGGGTTGATATATTTGCTCCAGGAACAAATATAATTAGCACATTAAGTAATTCTTCTATATATTCTACCGGAGATTATCCTGATAACACTAGTTTTAATGTTGGTAATTTGAGCGGAACTAGTATGGCTTCGCCACAAGTAGCAGGTGTTTGCGCCCTTCATCTTCAAGTTAATCCTCAAATGACTCCTGCACAATTTAAAAGTAGGATCCAAAACGATAGTTACAATGTAATGTTTGAAACTGGTTTAGACAATGATTACAGTGTGTATCAATCTAGTTTAATGGGAGCTCCAAATAGAGTATTATATAGCAGATATGGAACACAACCTTTAGTACAAAAAAATATAGTAACAAATGTAGGAACATAATATGGCAATAAATTTTCCAAATACCCCAACAAATGGAGATACATTCACAAGTGGAGACACAACATGGCAGTATGACGGTACAGCCTGGAATGTTGTTATAGCAGGAAATCTTACACCTATAGATTATTTTAAAACATTTGTTACCGATGCCGGAACTATTGTTGCAGATACACCTGCAGACACAATAAATTTATTAGGTGGCTCTAATATTACAACAAGTGTTAGTGCTGGAAATCTTAATATTGCATTTACGGGCGATGTTGC